CCTTCATCTAGACGCAGAATACTAGGACTAGCGAGAGGGGTTGCACTTCCTACTTTTTGATGGAGTAAGTGTAATATACCTCATAAGGATATAACAGTGACTTACCCTCTATCAGTTTATATATGGAGATAAACTCCAAGCACCGCAGGTAGGATTTGAACCTATATCTTACATCTTAGAAGGATGGTGCATGATCCGTCATGCTGCTGCGGCAAGAGACCTCCCTGTTTGTGCATCGTTGAGAGGCATGGGAGGTGAGAGACTTAAACGAAGTTTGGACCTCCGCTGCTCATGAGACTATTATAGAGTCTTTCACGCAACCCGTCAAGCCTCTTCTGCAACTTCAGTTACTGCTTCTGGTTGCGGAAGACTGACTCCAATTTGAGTCAAGTATTCAATGGCACCTTGAACTTTCCAAAAAAGTTCTCTATTTTGATTCATTTGTTGTTCTAGATTATTTCTTTGCTCTAGAAGATTTTTAAGATGTTCTTGTTGTTCCGTCACTTGGTTTCCTCCTTACGAGCATTCTTTTCTTCAGTAATTTCAGTTCTACGGGTCTTGACCAGTTTTGCAATTTCTTGCAGTGCCTTACGAGCACGGGTCCCTGCTGCATTATTTCCAGCAACAAACTTTTCGTCTTCTACTTTCCACGCTTCAACAGCATTCAGTAGTTCTTGTGATACAGACATAATAATCTCCAAAAAATAAGATATGTTTATATAGTCATTTAATTACAATCTTCAACCCAAGAGGCACATTTTCTCATTGGTGGAGCAAGTGCTTTACATTCATCAGTATAGCATAAAGTCTCATCATTTGGTTCTTCCAGATACTTTGGTTGATACTTTCTATCATAATCGGAAATAATCCGATCATACTCTGTAGTTACATCACGAATTGCTTTATCTACGTCTCTAATAATTCTACGATTTAATTTTTCAGGGTCTTTAATTATAAACTCATTCAAAATAGTTTGTGGGAAATACTTTCTTTGAATCTCATCCAATAAGTCCCAAAGTCCATTTTGAGATACTCCTGAGCATTGTGAGAGTGCTGCAATAATAGAAGATAATACAATTCCTATAATTGCGTATTGCTTTATATCTGGTTTCTTTTTTCCAAACATAAGAAAGGGGAGCATAAAACTCCCCTTATATATCAAACTTCTACCTTAATCAGACGGGAAGCATAGTCACGTGCATATGAAGTGCGAGCACCGTGATGCCCCCACCCGATCCAACTATACGCATAGTCCATATAGCGATTGATTGATTTACCGGGAGTTTTCATTCTCCCCTCAATCTCTTGCCATTGAACCTCATTGGTCAGATAACGAAGTTGCGTGTGAAGTGTTGATGGAGAACCACCGAACTTCCTAGCAAAATCACCCAATCCATAATACCTGTTGGCAGATGTCCATTGGATAATTCCAAAACCACCATTGCAGTTATGGTATCCAGTTCTGCTACCACCTTCACAAATGTTAGGAACAAAAGTAGATTCCTGACGAATATTGCCCATAATGGTAGCAAGGGCGTTTCTGTCTTTAATTCCACGACTCTGAAAATATGCCAGAGTAGCATTCTCATTTTCATTACACCCTTTACAAATTAACCTTGTCTCTTTAGGTTTTTCGGGAGCAACCTCGCGGATTGCTGTCTTTGATGTAGGCTCCTCCTGAATAATAGCGAAAGGTGGATTGTTCACTGGCGGAGGCGGAAACACTGAAGGCAGTGATGCCGTTGTGGTTGTAACCGTTGCCAGAAGAGGCAGGGTTACTGTAAAGATGTTTTGCATTTAAATTAATTGAACTCTACATCCGTATAGGCAAAGGAGAAGTTCCCCTTTCTCAAGGGGCAGTGCCCACGGCTCTAATTTCGCACTCAAAAACTCATAACCATTACCCTGCTCATAACAGGGATTTCTTCATAATAAGTTAATATTTAGTAAAAGTCAAGTAGTCCAATTCCAAAAGTGGCACATAAATATAGCGTCAGCATTACTCCAGATGCCACGAGAGTGGAATACCAATCAAAGAAAAGATTGGAATGCTCCAATACACCAAATTCTAAAAGCAATTGATAATCACACTCATGAATACTTCAAGAGTGGTAATGTTTGGCATCTAGAAAAAGCAGAGATATTAAGAAAATATGTGAGTGAATTAAAAACCTGGATTCATCAACAAGAGGGAAAATGAAACTCAATTTAACCAAACTCATCTTCATTGTCTGCTTTTCTGTGGTTGGATTTGTTGGTGTTAATTTTATTTCCTGCAACTTTATGATTCCAGGAACAATCAATAGAGCAAACGTAAAAGGGGAATTAAAAAATCCTCCTCCTTTAGATTGCAAAGAATCTGAAAGAAGAGGATATGAAACACTTTTAACAATATTAACTACAGTGATTGCATTAAGAACTAAAGTAGAGGATTAAGACATCCAAAGTTTTCCTTCTGCGATTCTTCTTCTTCGCAATCCTGCTTCTACTTTTGTTCCTGGATTACGATACATTTCCAACGTCGCAGGAATACCTTTCCAATCCCTTTCTCTTAACTTTCTGGAGATCGTATTGAATCCAGGAGCACCATAAAAATCAGCCCCAAGATTATAACTGAAAGAAAGCAATGCTCCTTTTTGTTTGTCATTCATTTCACTCCAATAAGGAATCTTGGATAATTTTGGAAGAAAGCGATTGAGTATATCGTGCTCTAATAAACGATCAGCATAGTCTTGAGTAATCACTCTATCTCTCTTGAAAGGAGTATAGTCAAAATCACGAGTGCTTCCCCAACCAATTGTGATTGGAAGTCCTCCAGTTAAAGGATCTGGATATGCTTTTAAGTGACATCCCTCAAACTCTTTAATTAATTTAATTCCGGGTGCTGGAATCTTCATTGCTTTTTTGCGTCAAAAATTCTCCCCCAACCATCATTACCTTTCGGACACCAGCGACGAACCAAGTCTGAATGCTTATATACAACACCCTTACCATTTGTGACTGGGCCAGTATATCCATCATTCAGAGAACCATAAGGATCATTAATCACATAGTCTTCACCTCTTTTACCAATGACTACACAAATGTGCCCACCAGTAGGTGCAGATAGAGGACCGCGATGAAGAATCCCGATACAGACAGGTCTACCAGCGGCAAGCTCCCTATCAAGGTCAGCAAAAGAAAGATTGTAACTAAACTGTGACTTAATACCATAAGACGCAAGAACTTTGGTTTGAACTGCGTGATCAGTTGTGTCACCAACTGCGAAAACCTTGCGAATGTATGCGTCATCGCCTTTAGGTCCTGAAAGTGTGCCCGGTTTAAAGTATTCTAATACCATTGCACAAGAAGACGAATTACAGGTTCTGTTTGCGTCCCTATAATTGTCTGTTTGTGGGTAGAAAGGAACATCCAAAACGCCAGGAGTCTTTGGTGCTTCTACTTTGGATCTAAAAATTCTCACCCAATTTGAGTCATCATCCATTAAGTCTTCTGCTTTTGCCAAAAGATCCTTTTCAAGTTGCTCTACTGCTGCAACGTGCTTTGGATTCTTTGGATCATAATGAAGAAAAAAGTTATGAAGATCGATTAGCATTTTATTCTCCTATGTATTCGAGTGAAAAAATATCATGCTCTGAAATATCTGGATTCAACCATTCACTAAATTCCGATTGAATTGAATGTGCTGCCTCAATATCATATTCAGACAATTCATGAATTCGATCAATTGCCCAATCATGAGAGTGACGAAGAGTGTTTTCAAGCGTAGTCATAGTATTTAGAAATTGATCATTCTCTTTAATTTTATCATTTTTATTCCTGTTTGGCAAATCTAAATAAGTAAATAAAGAATGCTTATGAATTGGCAATATAATGGAGAGGTCTTTACCGATGTTCCCAAAGGAATGGAGGGATTTGTTTATATAATTACGAATCTTACGAATAACAAGAAATACATTGGTAAAAAACATTTCTGGACAAGGCAAAAGGATAGAAAAACTGGAAGAAGAAAAACACTAGAAAGTGATTGGAAAAATTACTTTGGTTCTTGTGATGAACTGAATGAAGATGTAAAAAAATTAGGTAAAGAACATTTTCTTCGTGAGATTCTCTACCTATGTCCTCATAAGAAATCTATGAGTTATTATGAAACTTATGAACAGTTTAACCGTAATGTATTAATGAGTGAAGAGTATTATAATACAAATATTGGTGGAACTTTTTATATGAGTGAATCTGAAAGAATCTATGGTGCCGCCCTTAAGAGCTCTAAGTATTATTAAATATAACTTATCTTCAACGGAGACAAACCTAGTCTAGCAATAAAAAAGGGGACTTGTCAAGCCCCCTTTGAAGATATTATAATTGAATCAATCCTCATGATCACTATATCTAACATATCCTTGTCCTCTAATTCTACGTCCAGGTTCATCTTGATATCTTGGTCTAGATGCAAGTGGAGATTCTCCTCTTCTTCCTCTTGAATCTTTATGCCATTGCTGTCTTATTTCTTCTGCTCTTTTTCCTTTACCTCCATCATAAGGTAATCTTGATCTACGGATACGTCTTTTTCTTTTATCTGATTCTCCTTCTTCTTGTCTTGCCTCATTTACATAATATTCCACAATATCATCCCAAGAATATTTGGAGAGATCATATCCTTCATCTAAAAGACCATTCACCCACTCTTGAATCTCTTCAGCAAGTAAATAATCTTCATACTCTTCAATAATTGTTCCAACTGCAGTTTCATCCATTTCTAGCATGATATAATTTGCTTCATCTACAGTGTCTGCATGACCCTCAGACAGCAAGTAACTCAAAATAACATTATAAGGTTCATATGTTTCTTTGGTTGTTGTAGAAGCACTATTTTGAGATTCTAATCTTTTCTTTTGTCTTTCTTGCTCTGCTTTCATAGCAGCATCTACACTTTTTGTATCAATCTTACCGGGACCTTCTGGACCACCCATTAAAGAACCTTGACGTTGTTTTGATCTATTCACCATTTGGCGAAGTTCTTCAGCATTTTTTTCTATTTCACTTTGTCCAGTTCCCTTTTGGGTTCCATCTGGATTTAACTTAGCAGCAAGTTTTGGATTTGCTTTTGCCCAAGTTGCCATATCTTTTGCTTTATCACCAGTCTGCTTTGAAGTAGCGGGTGCTGATGGTTTTGATCTTCTTACTCCACTACCTGAAGGTGTAGATCCTCCCCCAGAACTAGTTGATGCGGGTGGTAATTTAGGTGCTGCAGGTGCGGGAGTTTTTGTTGGTGGTTTTGGAGATTCTGCAGATTTTTCTCCAGATCCAGCACCTGCCATTTTTGCCCCAACATAACCACCAGCAGCACCTAATCCAAAGATTCCAGCACCTTTAGCGATTCCTGGAAGTGCTTTTTTTGCACCTTGAGCAATGTCTTTTACTTTTTGTGCCCCTTGACTTAATTTTGCCTTTGTAAGTAATTCTGCAGATTGCTTACCAGTTAATTTTCCACCACCAATCGGAGACATAGTAGAACTATATCCCCCAACATTAGCATTTCTTGCAGATTTTTGGGCAAGTCTTTGCACTGCTGCTCTTGTTTTTTCTGGATTAGCAGAAGATGCTAATTTTTTAGCGACTGCTGCTCTTGCAGGTTTTGATGCTACTCTTCCAGCAAGTCCAATTGCACCTTTAGCAACTTTTCCAATTAATGATCCAATACCTTCATCAATTGCAACATCAAAAAGTTTTAGTTGTTCTGTAATATAATCTTCAGAAATTGTGCTTTCTACAAGAACATTTTCATCAAAACTTAGATACTTTTCGACAATATCTTGATCCGAAGAATCGGCAAGGAATCCAATGATACCCTCAGCACTATATCCTTCATAAACCATTGATGTAGAAATGGCAGCAAGAATATCTTCTACAAGTTCTGATGCTTCGGCATCATAATACTGTGATTCTTCATTCAAGAAATCGTTTTGTTGAGTATTGATTTCTTCATACAAGTATCCAACACTGTTGATGAAATCTTGCGAAATTCTAGACATGGTTATAAATTTAATACCTTTATATAAAGATATTTATAAAAATCACCCACCAGGCTTCATTTTAACACCAAGTGCTTTATTGCGTGCAGTATCAGATTGTCTTGCGGTAGCAAGTTTCTTGGCAGCATTAGCGGCATCTGATTTTTTGTATGCACCAGCAAATAAAGATCTTCCAACTCTTTCTAGTGGATTAGAAGAAGTCTTTGCAAGTGACTGAGCACTTGGTCCTGCTTTATAAACTGCTTTACCACCTTTATATGCAAGGTATCCTGCTGTTGATTGTCCACCTCTTTGAACAACACCAGTTTTAGCAAGTCCAACTGTTTTTCTTTGTGAACCAACACCAGTAGTCATGGTATTCTTTTTGGTATCAAATGTTGTTTTTCCACCAATACCTTTAATAGCAGTTCCTGCCTGACGTTGACGATTTGCAGTTGCCATTGCTGCTTTTTCTTTTCCAGTTGCTCCAGCAACTGTTTCAGATGCTTTTCCAGCAAGATTAGAACCTGCTACATATCCACCAATCCCACCAAGTGCTGCACCCACTCCAGTTCCTATAGGACCAGCAAGTGATCCTAAAGCAGCACCACCAGCAGCACCTGCTTTAGCACCAGCCCATCCACCTGCCGCTTTTGTAGCACCCATTGCAATTGCAGAACCAGTTTTGCGACCTCTAGATTTTTGATCTAAAGTTTCTAAACCTGCTTCAAGTCCATAAGCAGCACGACCTAAATTCCTACCTAAACCGGAAGGAAATTTGCCTGTGGTAGAACTTGGTTTTACAGCACTTAAAGATTTTGGATTAACAGTTTTTCCTAAAGTA